GTCAATGGCCTTCACCTTCTCTTCGGGCCCGTGATGCTCCATCCGGTTATTCCATACTCCGAACTTACCTTGCCTGCGCCGAAAACGGAATTTCATCGTCTTCCCCTTTACTGTTTGGACATTGACGTTGTGATCTGCCGCACCATCTTTTCGGATGCGGTCGCGGTCTTCATCACCATCGCCACGAGCTGGCGGGCGACCTCGAATGGCAGGTCCGCGCGCAGGCAACAGCCCAGCGTGATCGCAAACCCCTGGCAGAAGGCATAGACCGCGCGGATCGGCGCCACGCCCTGGCTCACCGCGTGGTTGAAGGTGTCGAGATAGTCCTGGACCATCGCCTCGTATTCGGCGTTGACCGGGCACTGGTCGAGACTCGCGCCCGACATGTTGCCGACGTTGACTAGCAGGTCCTCGCCGGTGGACTGCAGGCGCTGGAAGGAGGCTTGGCGCGCTTCGTCCTGCTCGATCAGCGTGTTGAGGTAGTCGGCGTCGAGTTCCGCTTGACGGTAGCCTTGTTTGCCGCGGTATATCGTGAGAAGCAGGTCGTCAGTGCCGACTCCAACCTTGAACACAGGTCTTGCGCTGCTTTGGCGGTCCTGGCAAACCTGCAACCGCAGTCCCTTCGTGTGCTCGGCCATGAGACCCTCCGACTGGGGCGCGTCCGGGGAGTCGAACCCCGGCTTAGGTGGACCAGCGCCAGCAGAAAACCTGTATCTGGATAGTTCCACCAATCTCGAGCCCACGAGTGGGGCTCTCGACCCGTCTGCCGCTTCGGCACCGCGCCAAACTATCGTTGCAAGAAAACCCTAATGACGTAGTTCCCAGGTGCCACGCGCACCTTGTGGACGGAGAACCTGCGCCCGTACTTCTTCCGCGCACGGCTCGCGGCGGTGCGCAGCGCGGTGTGCTGCTCGACGTCTGAGCACTCGAAGTAGGCACCCGGCTTGAGTTTGCCGAAGGGCCATTTTTCACGCCGCGGCGCGGTGCCCTCGCCGACGCTGAGCGTGGCGTTCCTGTTCATCGCTGCCTCAGCCCTTCGACCTTCTCCACCTTCAAGCCCCTGAAAATGCCCTCCACTTTGACCTGCCGGGCCACGGCGTTGAGCTCGACCTGCCGCCACTCGATGAGGGTGATGGGCAGCTGGCCGGCGACGATCGCCTTGAGCGCTTCCATCGGCTCAACAATCCGCCCCTGCCAGGTCTCGGCGATGTGGGTCGAGCGGCCGAACGTATTGCTCCCGCCGATCTTGCGGACCGGCGCGCGGGCGGGCGGGGCGGCGGTAGCGGCCTCCAGGATCGCATCCGCAACCGCGGTATTGCCCCCCTTGGCCGCCTGGTCGGCGAGTTCCAGCGCCGCGGCTTCCTGGGCCTCCCGAACCTTGCGCTCGGCTTCCAGGCGCCTCGCCTCGGCGGCTTTCTGGTAGGCCAGCATCCGTGCCCGCATCCCGTCCTTGACGGCCAGGAACCGGCCCTGGATGGGCAGGAAGAGCGTCTGGATGAACTTCGCGTAGTCATCCACCGGGCCCTTGGTGGCCTTTCTGAGGTCCTCGAGCTGCCGCCACTGCTGATCGCACACGGTGAGGAAGTCCGAGCCCTTCTGGTAGGTCTCATCGGAGTCGATCACCGCCCGCTCGCCCTGGGCTTCGAGGTCGGTGGCGGCAGCCTTGAAGGGCTCGAGCGCTGGTACGAGCTTCAGCGCCGGCAGGATCGAGATGCCATCGGCTACCGTGAGAGACCCGACCGGGAGGTTCGTTGTCATGGTGTACTTACCTTTTCAGGCCATCGGTGGGAACACGATGCCCTCGCCGTGCTTCCACTCGAAGACTGTGTTGTCGCCGTTGTCAGTGATGATCACCCGCAGCGTGCTGCCCATCCCGGCCCCGACGCTCGAGCTGTAGTGTTTCGCCGCGCGTATTGCCTCTGTCAGGTCAACGTGTGTGCGCACGCATTCGTAGGTCCCGTCGGGGAAGAACTGGTAGACGCTGAACTGCTCGTTCATCAGAACAGTCTCGGGATGGCGCTCGGGGCGGCGGACGGGGAGCGGTGCTCGTGAAGGGCCCGCATGAACTCGCAGCAGCGCTCCTCCATGCGCGCGATGTACAGGTCATCACGCGGGACCTGCAGGATCACGGTGCGCATCTTCCAGTGCGGAGCGGCGGGGTGGTAGGAGATAAACAGCGCGGCCGGGGCGTCGTAGACCGCGATCTCGCACTGCACCTGCGGGATGTGCTCACGGGGCATGCACTGGGTGCGGTAGACCGCCAGGTGAGTCTCGAGCACGAGCGGGCACTTGATCTCCGTGGGCATCGGCGCCGCAAAGGCATCCGCCGAGCAGCCGAGAAACTCGTACCGCGGGTGCTGCCTGAAGCCGGGGAGCTCGAAGTCGTACCCGAGCATGAGCTCCGCGTTGGTGCGGGCGATGGGTTCGTACTTGCGCCCGTGGGCGATCGCTGGCACGTGCTCGATGTCAGGCTCCGGGATGTCATCCGTGAGGGCCTCGAGGCGCAGCCGGTCGGCGAGGGTCTGCCAGGCCCGGGCTCCGCCGTCCATGATCACGTGCATGCGCGAGCCTGTGATCTTGCCGCGGCGCGCGGCCCACCATTGAGCGTGATGCTGATTGGGATTCTCGACGGAGATCACGGGGGATTCACGCTTTGGCCGGTGCATGCTTTTTCTTGGCCTCAGCCTCGCGCTTGTCCAACTCGGCTTTACCGACCGCGATGCGCTCGAGCACCTCCTTGTACTTGCTCGCCGGCACCTCGGAGAGGGCCTCGACCCCGTAGGCTGCGCACATCTTGAGCAGGTACTTGTTGGTGTCCTTGAGCCGCAGTTCGAGAGCCTTCTTCTCGATCTCGGCGCACTGCTCGATGGTGAGCTTCGGCTCATCGACCACGGTCGCGTGGCCGTCGACCGTGATACCGCCCTCGGCCTTGTGGTCGAGGTCCACCGCGGTCTGAAAGCGCTGCCACTTCGTGTCCAGGTCCATCGCCTCCTCCCAGCGTTTGGAGGCCCGCTTCAAGGCGGATTTCTTCGCCTGCTCGTCGAACCACTTCACCCAGGGGGAGTTCTTGCGGACGTTGCCTTCCTTGTCCTTGTAGCTGTCGGACTGCTCGCGCATGAGGTAGATGTCAGCAGCGGGCACCCACTCGACCTTGCGCTCGTTGCCGTGGGGCATGCGAGCCGCCACCCACGCTCCGATGAACGGGTTGTCCTCGCTCCCGCGCACGGCGTACACGTTGATCTTGTGGCTGAAGGTGTCGCCTTCCGAGCTGCGACCGACCGTGAACTCATCCGCCTTGTAGACCACATCGGTGCCGATGTCGTATACGCCGGCCTGCGTGGCGAGGTAGACCAGTCCCCGGTACATGGCGAGGAAGTGCGCCTCGAACACCCCGGAGTCGCGGTTCCAACGCGCGATGATCTTGCAGTGCTGCTTGATCGGGTTGAGCGTCAGTCCCACGTGCGCGATGTTGCGCAGTGCGGAGGCGAGCGTCTCGGGCACGACCCGGCGCAGGTACTCGTCCGCCATCACGAGGTCCCGGGCGAAGGCGAACTCGGAGTCCCACACCAGCGGCAAGCCCTCCTTGCGCACCACGGTCTCGAATACCGGACGGGCGACCACCAGGTGGTTCGTGACCTCGTTCACCGTGAACAGCTTCGGCTTCTGAGGGGCCTGCGTCGTCTTCGTTGCTGTCTGTTGCTGTGCCATCACCGTCCCCACTTTCGACGTTCCAGTTCTCGCTTCGCAGCGAGCGCCTCGTACTCACCGAAGTCCTGCTTGAGCATCCACTCGAGATAGCCGATGTCGACCTCGCTGTAGAGCATCCCGGGCTTGCCGTCCTTCGGGCCGTACTTCCCAAAGCTGAGCCGCCGTGGGATGCGCGCGTCCTCGGACAGGCGCCACAGGTCCCCGAAGCTCGCCAGCGTGTTGCCGGCCTTCTGCGCGTCGCTGATCAACTCCTTGAGCAGCAGCCAGTTCATCTGCACGTCCGCCGCCGCATCGTGCGCGTGGCGGGCCATCTGCCGGGCCTCGTGGTCCTCGTACAGCCGGTACATGAGCGCGGACAGGCTGTGCGAGTCGGCGTCGTCGTAGAGCACACGGGAAAGGGCCAACGTGCAGATGCGCTTCACCTGCGGCTGCTCGCCGAGCGCTTTCCAGTCGAAGTCGATCCCGTGGCCGATCATGTAGTCCGCGTCCAGGCGGTAACTGCCCGACCACTCCGGGCTCTCCACGAGGTCTG